ATGAAAATATTCCACAACTACACCATGTAATACAATCTTATGATACAGCGTTTCTTAAAAAAGAAACAGCAGACTACAGTGCTATAACGACTTGGGGTATATTCTATCCTGACGAAGATAGTGGGGCCAATCTTATACTACTTGACGCCATCAAAGGTAGATACGAGTTCCCTGAATTACGTAGATTGGCCCTTGAACAATACGATTATTGGAAACCTGAAACTGTAATTGTAGAGGCAAAAGCTAGTGGATTGCCTCTTACATACGAGCTTAGAAAGATGGACATACCTGTGATGAACTTTACACCGTCAAAAGGAAACGACAAGCATGCCAGAGTAAACTCTGTTGCACCTTTGTTTGAATCTGGTATGATATGGGCTCCTGAGCAAAAGTTTGCTGAGGAGGTCATAGAAGAATGTGCAGCGTTCCCATATGGCGATCATGATGACTTAGTAGACTCAACTACACAAGCGATCATGCGGTTTAGACAAGGTGGCTTAATTGATCACCCCGAAGACTATCTGGATGAACCAAAACAAGAACGTAAAAGAGTGTACTATTAATGGATGATTTAATAAAATTATTAGCAGAACTAGCAAACAGACAACCTAAACCAAAGGGTGGCGGTATTGTAGATACGGCAGAAGGTATAGAGTTTCTAGGTCGTAAGTTGACTAAACAAGAAGCTGGTGACTATACCATAATAAATTCTAAACTAACTGATGCCAGCAGATTTAAACCATTTGATATTAGAAACGTGGGTCGTGATAAAAGATACATGTATATCAAAGAATATGCAGACGACCTTGAAAAAAATTTTGAAAAGACAATTACATTTATAAAAGAAAATCCTGACATAAGATTATCACAATCACAGAAAGATAATATCTTATACAATCTTGGCGTATACAGAAGAGTTACAGCTGAGAGAAATAAATTAGAAAAAGGTATTCTTGATGAAGGTAAAAAACCAGAGGAGGTCTATCGAGCTGCAGATGATGCCAGACCAGTTGAGGAGTTAACTCTACGAGGTGCATTAGAAAAAGTGATGAGAACAATCAATGAAATGAATGATCAAATGAAAAAAACAAAAGAAGCTGAAAAAGATATTTTTACTCCATTTCAAAAAACACCAGAGCAAGAAGCAAGATTGAGCAAACTATATTATGGCGAAGCTTATGGCAACATGAGTTCAGTGGCTAGAGGTTTGGGTAGTTTTAATTTACCAAAACTACACGAAGCAGGTGTGATAAATTTAGATGATACAATTTATAAAAATTTAAAAGCAGGTAAACATCATCACGGTGGTGGTATGTTTTTTGCACCAGACCCAGTTCGTATTTGGAGAAAACACTTTGGCGAAGAAATTTTTAAGAAGATGGAGAACTGGAGATATGACGAGGGTGAAGATGTGTTCTCTTGGTTAGAGAGAAATAATATAGAGCCAGTATTAAAAGACGGTCCAAAATCTGCAACAGATTATTTACATCCAATAGAATTACAACAAAATTTAGCAGATGATTTAAAAGCTTTTAATGCTTATAAAAATCCAGATCTAGAAGAGAGTAAAAAATATTTTGGTATTGAAGACCCTGAAAGAAGAATGGAAAGGATTGCATACCATGGAGAAAACATACAACAAATGGAGCAGTCATTACAAAGACTAGACCCAGACTCTTATAGAGAGTATGTTAGTACAAAACCTAAATTTGATACAAAAATTTTACCGTTTAAAGAATTAAACGCAGAAGGAGGAATCGTTGGCTTATATATTTGATCCAATACAAGGCACGTTTATAGATGACAAGGATAAAACTCTTGGCAATAAACTTATGATAACAGACTTGGTAGACGACTTAGAACCAGGTCCGTTAAAAGATGAAATGCTAAAAGACTTTGATCCAGATCAAGAAACATACGAAGAATACTTACAAAGAAAAAGATTAGGCGATAGACCTTTTCTTATGGCTGACGGTGGCAGAGTTAATTTAAATACTGGAAGTGGGTTACCGTTAGATCCTATGGACATAGATAATAAATTACAGGAGGTAATAAATGCCTTTAAAAAATTATCACCACGATCTCAAAACAGAATTGGTTTTCAAAGATTTTTTGAAATATATGCAAAAGAAAATTTTGCAACTGGTGGCAGAGTTAATTTACAATCAGGAACAAATATTCAAACTCTTAACCCGTTGTTTCCAGAAAGAAATGTTGATTTTATGTCAGACGAATTTAAACCAATAGATGTGCCTGGCGCGATAATACCTCCACTAGCTATTGGTGCAGCTGCAAAAAGATTAAGAGATACATTTTTTAGTAAAGACGAAGACGATGATGAAAAAGATATTAAAGAAGAAGATCGTAAAACAGGACAAATCATACCTCCAGAATTTGATCCTAAAGATCCTAAATTTGTTGAAAACATAATAGAAGGAACTTTAACTTTAAAAGAAATTAAAGATACGTTTGAAAAATCTAAACAACTTTATGATCAGAAAAAAATGTCAGAAGTTGTAAAAGTTGCAAATAAAACTTTTGCTCAAAAATTAGCAAATACAATTGATGAAAAATATGATGGCAATGTAAATGCTCTTGCTAAAGATATATTAGGAGTTAAAGAAAAAACAAAAGATGTAGAAAATTTAAGAGTTAGAATTAATACATTATTTAGAAACAGGGGTATAGATAGAGGTAAATACCTTGGAAATATCGCACCATCAATTTTAGATTTTGAAACAGATACACCTAAAACAAGTTTTTCTGAGTTTACAACAAAAGTAAGTAAAGAATCAAGTTATATAAAAAGTTTAACTAAACCTTTAATTAAACAAGGTCTTATAAAAAAAGACCAATATCTAGCACAAAGAGATTTAGAAAAAGTTTTTAATATTGAAATACCAGATACTAAACAAGGCAAATCAGCCAGAGACAATATGGCTTTTATAATAAGACAATTATCAAGCGAGGGAGGTATTAGAAAAAAACAAACAGGTAAATTCCCTAGGTATCATTTAGGAGATGTTATTAAAGCCTTTCAACTTAAATATGGAGAGGGTGGTAAAAAAAGATCTGGAGTTGGAGTTAGCGACAATACAAGACGTGTACCATATAAAGATCTAAAATCTTTTGATGAAGGTTTGTTTAGTACACTTGCTAATTTTCAAGATGGTTTTGTAAAAGCTGCTAAAATTGAAGGTCTAACACAACAAGAAAAAGGATCAAAAAAGGAAGTAATAATTGATAAGGCGGCACCAGATCATTCACATGCTGAAGCTAGATCAACAATGAAAAAATTTCCAAATGTATTTAGAAATTCTAATCTTAAAACTTTTCAAACTATAACGCTAACAGACCCTATATTTAATCAAGAAATTTTAAATAAAGGTGGTTTTGAAGCTAAAAGAATTAAAATTTATAGAGTTTTAAATAATTATATTGGTAAAAAAGTTACGCCTGAATTACAAGAAATTTTAATAGAACAAAAAAATAAATTAAATAATATTAATGATCAAATTCTTATAGCGGCTGAAAAAAAAGGACTTCAAGGAGTAGAAAAAACTTTTGTTCCTATTGATATTAATATTCCAAATGTTGGCGAAAAATTTAAAAGTGAAAATATTTTTGGTGATACGACTGGTAAAGATATTATGGGTAAAATTGATGAAATAAACCCTGATGCAAAAGTTTATGATGATTTATCAAAAGCAGAAAAAATTGTTTACAGACAAAATTTACTTGATGAATATATAGATTACTTTGTAGATTTTTATAAAAGAGCAGAGTTTGATGAGGACGATATAAATTCTTTTATAGATAGAGCTTTAGAAGGAGACCCTGCAGGTCAAACAAAAGCTGTTTTAGAAAGAAGAGTACCAAAAGCAGCAGGTGGCGGTATCAACATATCTCCGTTACCTAGAATTAATTTTAGCAACGGTGGAGCAGCAGGGGCCGATGAAAGTTTTGCAAAAGAATTAGAGTATTATTTTTTAAACGAAGATGCAGAATTACCGCAAGCACAAAGTTTTAAAGAAACTATGAACCCTATAGAAATATTAAATGATATGATAGATCCAAGAAATTTACCATACTACGCAGATGTTTTACTAAGATCAGGTATTCGTGTAGGTGAGTTTGCTGGAAGAATATTACCAGCAGCAGGAAAATTAGCATCTGATTTAATTAGAAAACCTGCATTTAAAGTTACAGGTGACGGCGGTAATTATGTTCAAGATTATGATGAGGTGCCAGAAACAAATATAAAAGGCACAGGAATATTTACAGACTTTTTAGAAAATATAACACCAACAGCCACAGAAAAAGCAATTGGATTAGAATCATTAATTCAAACAGAAGAACAAAAATTAAAAGACAGAAGATCGACTATTGGTCCAAAAGTTTTTGCAGATACATTTGGTCTTGGGCTAGAACTTACAGCTCCAATATTTCCTGGTTTAAAATTAATAAATGCTTATGCAGCAGCAAAAAAATTACCTAAAGATAGAGTTACAGAAGAATTATTGAATAAAGAAATAGATCAAGTTTTAGCTCAAAAAGGTATGACCAGAAGAGAATTTTTACAAATGTCTGGAGCGGGTGCAACAGTTGCTTTGGCTAAAATGTTAGGTATTGTAGACTTCTTTCCTAAAGCTGGTAAAGTTTCTAGAGCTACCTCAAAAATGGCTATGGATACACAGGTTACAGGAATGCCTGCATGGTTTAAAGATGCGGTATACGCGATTGAAAAAAAAGGTGTTTTAAAATCTAGAGGAGACATAAAAGGTGTAGAGCCAGACTTTTTTGAAATGACACTAAATACAAAAGCTGGAAATAAAAAAGTGTTAATGAGTAAAAATGATAACACTGGCGAAATTACAATAGATTGGACTACAAACTATTATGATACAGAGATACCAGTTACTATAACTTATAAACCTGGAGAATCAGGATATCAAAATTTATTATCTGACCCAGAGTTTCCACAATCTGTGGAGCCATATAGGGTGGAGGTAGGTGCACCTGAGTTTGAATATAAAACAGTCGATGTTGAAAGCATGGGACCTGAAGATACAAGTTTTGATTCTGCTATTAATTTAGATATTAAAGAAGAAGCAGATGCAGTCGTTGAAGCGTTAGAAGAATTAGGACTAACTTTAACAAAGGGTCAGAAAAAAGAAGCAGCAGAAAATTTTAGATACTATAATGAAGTTGAATTAGATGAAGGTTCTGGACCAGACACTCAAAATCCTATAGATGAGAATGATGTGTATACTCTTATGGACAGTATTAAAAGAAATCAAAAATGATCAAAAGACTAACAAGAACAATACCACCTAAAAGGGGACCTAATCCACAAGGCTTGAATGTTCCCTTAAAACAAGTTAAAACAGTGAACCTGGAGAATATAAATGGCAGAAATAGACAAAACGTTACCCAACGTAAAAACATCTATCGAGGTTAATCCTCAAGAAGAAATAGAAATTGAACAACAGAAAGCAGAAGAAGCTGCTGACCCTGGAGTAGAAGTAAACCCATTAGAGGATGGTGGTGTTGAAGTTAACTTTGATCCAAGTAAAGTTAACATAGAAGGCACACAAGGACACTTTGATAATTTAGTAGAGTTATTACCAGATGAAGTTTTAGATCCGATTGGTAATGAACTTGCACAAAATTATGTTGATTACAAATCTTCAAGAAGAGATTGGGAACAATCTTACATACAAGGTTTAGATCTTTTAGGATTTAAATATGAAAATAGAACAGAGCCATTTCAAGGAGCTTCAGGTGCAACACACCCAGTTTTAGCTGAAGCTGTAAC